GCCCAGTTGTAAAAGGGCGCTTAAACGCAGAAGAACCACTGCGGACTCTCAATTTTCAAAACAAAATCCGATGGCACCCCTGAAAAGGGCGAACGCAAATTTTTGTGATCCACATGAAATTAAATTATAACAAACTTAATAATAACCCAAAAAGAATTACTAATAAGTTTCCTAAGGGGCCAGCAAAAGCCAACCCTATAAGTCACATGGAAAGCACGAAAATCAAGCATTCCCTAATAACCAAGGAACACCGGTGAGTAACATTACTAATAGACATATTACCGCACGTAAATGTTCTTAATGGTAGAAATAAAGACGAAAACTTAGACTCAATGGTCAACCTAATTGTGTCACACTTAAGGAACCACGGAGAAATCGAAAGTATAAAACGCTTGAAACTACTGCGTCTCGTCACTCAACAATACTGTTTGAAACAAGATGTGAGCATTATTCCATTCTGTAAGGTCGATAACGAACAATATCCCTTAAAAATAAAATTCTTAAAACCCAATCGAAAGTCTGTACTTGAAATGAGGTACGTCCTGTCAATATGAAGGATTATCGAATTGTTCAAGGGAGATGTAGATACTAATACAGATACTATAACAAATACTAGCACTGCGATTCCTGAGGTGTTAAGTGAGTTGTTGAAATTCATCAGAAACAAAAGTATTCTCGTAAAGAGATTACCAGACTTAGTCGATTCAAGCCTGATATTGTCTAATAAAGCAGGACCAAACGGTCCCGCGACAATAACTTGTGTCGAAGACGTGAACGCCTTGCGTAAAGATCCTATTTTATATTACCACGTGTCACAAATGATTAAGCATTCCAACCTCTGATGGTTACGGATGGACGTACAACCTCATTTAAGAGGGAATTTCAAACACTCGAAAATAGTGTTTTTAAGTGACCGAGCCTTAAAGACTCGTGTAGTAGCAATAGCTGATTGATGGTCTAATGTTGCCCTTTCGGGTATACATCGGACATTCCTAAAAGCTTTAAGAAACCTTCACAACGATTTGACATTCCAACAAAATTTGATACCTGAGAAAATAAGTAGTCTTGGTGACTCTGTTCATGGATCTGATATGTCTGCTTTTACAGACCGCTATCCCATTGAAGTGTTACATGAGATTATCAAAGTAAAATACGGTAGTATAAAAGCGAAACACTGGATAGCTATTATGAAAAGACAATTCCCAATGAACGGGAGCAGTATAACATACAACTGCGGAAATCCCATGGGAATCCTTTCATCATGAGCAATAAGTACTTATGCTCATCATGTTACAAAGGAGTTCGTTTCATACAAACTAGCTTTAAAGAAATACAAGTACGCAGTACTTGGTGATGACTCCGGTGATAGCTGTAAGAAAGCCTACCAATTTTATCAAAAAGTACTTGAAGACTTAGGTGTCCAAATATCAAAAGCAAAGTGCACCAGCTCTAATTCTGGTTATGTAGAGTTTGCTAAACGTTTATTTACACCAAAAGGTGAAATAACTGGTTTACCAGTATATTTACTGAAAGATATAAATAAATATCCTGAGCAAATTCTGGAACTAGTTCGGATCTTGAGAGAAAGAAAATACAGTGATTGTTTTCTCGTCCCGTGTTTTACTTCGTTATTACAAGATGCGATATTCAAAAAGAATAGATCTGTAATGCGCGATCTGCTTTCTTTGCCAGAGTCCATTACTGAGAACGCTCCATTATTTCAGGAGGTAGAACCAGGCTCATGGGCTGATCATTATAATCAACTATCTGACAATGAGCAAAAATATTATTTAGCAAAAGCCAGGGATAACATCTTTTGGGCGAAAGCTGGATTAATTAGTTTGGTTCCCAAGAACAAACTTAGAAAACTCACTAAACCAGGTATAAAACGTGATCGCGAAGATAAAGTCATTAAAGGATACTCAATTCTCCCTTCTCATCCCCTAGTCTTTGCTTTATCAGAAAGATTAGAGAAGTATTTAGGCTTACCAGATGAAACTATACCTGATGGCCCAATGAGTTGAGATCAATGTGAAGTGAAAGAGTACACAATATATGACGCGTGAATGGCGGGTGACTACCGTCAATTATGCAATATCCCTAACTTGGATACATATGTGTATTATAGCAAAGGACATGAAGTAACGAAATGTAAATATCTCGTGCTACAACACATGTTAGAGTTAGTACAAACTTCTGATACGTCACTGTTTGTCACAAACGTACCCAGAATATCTGACTCTGATCTGTTTGAAAAAGGTCTACAAACTTTACAAAGTAATTTCATTGGTGCGGATGGAAAACCAAACACACACAATACCGAATATAATGGATACAGACTAAGCCATACGTGCTACTAAGTCTTCTTTTAGGTTACAATAAC